TGTTTTTGTCAGGCTGCGGCCAAACTGTCACGGTTGGAGACAACTGCTTGTCAACGAAGAATTGGTTAGGCTTGCCTGTCGTTGTTTTAGTCGCCAAGTGCGAGTATTCCGCACGGCTCATTCGGCTCAGCGGAATGTCAGTATTAGTGCCCTGAAATTCTTCTCGGACAAAAACGTCAAGCACGTCAATTGCCGCTGTTGAATCTGTCGGATCAAGATTGTAAGTGATCGTACCAGTCAGCATCGGGATTGCGTTTTGCTTAATTGTCCACTGATTTAAACCACGGTTAGCCCACTCTGCCAGCATTAGGTTGAGTGAGCGTGTAGCAGTTCGCAAGTCGTAACCAGTACGCAATTCGATTCCGCATCTCTCAAACGCTTCTTCAATATACTCGGCTACATCAGGCTCAAAACTCTTAGTCCCGCTAAAAGCCATTTAATTTCTCCTTCATCGACCTGTTCTGCCGCCGGTAGTTTTGGGTCGAGGCGGCTCGTTCCTAGACTTATCACTCATTGCATCGCTCTTAATTCCAAGCGCATCAATAATGCTTTCGTTCATTCCTTGGAACCGTCTCGGCCCCATTCGCTCAGCGTCAGGGTTTGGCCCCATCTCAGGCGGCGCTAACCTACCTCCGCCGGGCATTTTAATTTCTCTGCCACCGCTCATACCAACTGGTTTAGCAGCTCCGCCCATTTGCTTTTTAGTGACTCTGCCGTATAGACCAGAGTTGCCGTTATTCCTCTTCATCGTCTGAGTCCTCTTCGTTCGTTTCGGCGTACAAGTTGTCGAAAACCTGATTCACATCCAGCGTGTAGTCTAAATCAGATTTACTATAATGAATATGCTGACTAGGCTTGAAATCTGGCGCACCATCTCCTGTTTCAAACCAAGCCGGGTGCGTTACCCGTACACGATTATTAGGCAATGCGACAATATTCCCGGTCCACTTACCTGCGTCAAGAAGCTCTAAAACATGCGACTGTTTATGTTGGGCTGGGTCATCAGCAATTTCATTTTCTGAATAATCCACAGTGAAATAGTATTTTGCAGGATAAAATTCGCCATCAATCTTAGCGAGCCAAGGAGAAGGAGTGCAGCGATCAAGAACGTAAACAGCGTGGCAATGAGAGCTGCAATCCCAAGGTTGAGCAGCCCAGACAGGCATTGGTTCAGGCCATTTATCAAGCGGTGTGTCAGCGACAAGCCCTGAGATCGGCATTCTCGCCCACATCGCTCCGCCGTGCGTGTTTTGCTCGCCGTCATCGTCATACGTCTCAGCTCCAGTAAAAATCATTTGAAATGATAAGCACCGGGTTGGCATCGTGGTTACAGCAATCGCCATCGCGTGAATAAACTCGCCATGATACTTCTCATGGTTATGCGTATACTCTTTTCGAACCCAGCATTTAAAATTCGGTATATTGCTCTGAAGATAAGCCACTATCTTCGACCAAACAATCCGCTCTTGCTTGATGAAGGCTTTCTCATTCCGCCCTTAGCTCCGCCCTTAGCTCCGCCTTTAGTCTTCATTGCAGCGCCGCCTTTTGCGTAACCTTTAGTCTTCATTGCAGCCCCGCCTTTTGCGTAACCTTTAGTCTTCATTGCTGCTCCGCCCATTTTCATACCGCTTGTTTTTTTAGCAGATTTAGCCTTGCCCACTGGAGCGCCGCCTTTTTTGTAACCTTTTGCTTTCATCATCGTCTCCCAAACAAGCCGGAATTACCCGGTCTCTTATTGATTGCTCCGCCTTTTGCAGCGAATGTTTTAACCATTGTAGGCTTACCGCCCACACCTTGCCGCTTAGATCTTTTCCTGCTGACAGCGCTGGCTTTCTCGCCTGCAGTCATACTGGCCGCTTTTGCTGACGGAACGCACTTTGGATATGATCTGCCGCTTTTTGACTTTGAAGCACTTTTTCGACCACACTCTTGAAGCTTTCCGTCTTTCTTTTTAGCGCCAATATCAACCCATTTTTCGCCAAACCATTTTTTTAATCCGGCTCTAGCCACGGGGAACCTTAACCATTTTACGCTTAGATTCCATCACAGCACCACAACCCTTTGGTTTCATGAAAACCGCGCCACCCTTGCTCATTTTTTTCGGAGTCTTATAAGAGCCGCCCATCTTCTTATATTCCTTAACCATGTACGCATTTGCGTATGCTGACGGATAAACGTCGAACTTGCTTTTAGCCTTCGCCTTAGCTTTCGCGTAAAGGCTGGGGTTGGAAACGTTTTTGGGGGCAGACGACCTCATTATAAACCAAACCGCCCAAGGTCCAAGTTACTTAAATCGAATCTGGTAAGCGCAGTTGGTATAGGTTTTGCACGTTTATTCTGATTTTCAGCATATTTACGTAGTGGTCCGCCCTTTTTAGATCTGCGATCAAAGGGTTTCCCAAAAAAAGGCTCGGGTTGGCCTAAGCGACCAACATCAGTTAAGTTACCAGCGTCATCATAATCATCAGTAAGACCGCCTAAATTACCCATGATGGGGCCACCAGAACCCAGATCTGAGCTATACTTGAGCTTTTCTAACTGATTCGCCATAGATTCTGCAGGTTGATTCTGACTTTTAGAATATTTAGCAAACAAACCGCCAACTTTGCCTTCACCAAAACCTGGATAAAATCCGCCAGATCCAGGGATGATATCATTATAAGTCCCATCACCACCTGCTATAAAATCAAAGGTTGGCCCACCGCCACCAAAACCGCCTTCACCACCTATACCGGGATCAAATATCGGTCCAGGCCCAGGTCCAGGTCCAGGCCCAGGCCCAGGTCCAGGTCCAGGTGCTGGTGATGGTGCTGGTGCTGAACCACCATCGGCTCCGGGGGATGGAGTTTGGGCGTTAATTTCATCCATAATTGATTTTCTTAGAGCGTCAACGTCAATGTTTTGCTGGGCAGGAATGCTCCCTCTTAACTCCGCGATCTGAGCCTCAATAGGGCTTATCGCGCCAGTAATTGCTGCTTGGCGTTGAGCTTCAATCGGGTTCATTGCGGCAGCAATAGCTGCTTGGCGTTGAGCTTCAATCGGGTTCATTGCAGCAGCAATAGCTGCTTGGCGTTGAGCCTCAATCGGGTTCATTGCAGCAGTAATAGCAGCAGCACGCTGGCTGGCGATGTCATCAGGGTTAAGCATTTGATTCTGCAGCTCAGAGAACCGCGCATCGAAATCTCCTGCAGTGCCGGTCAATGATGCTTGAAGCGCCGCAAGTTCGCCCTTGCTCGCAGTGCCATCTAAAGCACCAGCAATAGTGCCTTCGAGTTCGCTGCGCATGCTTGTTATGTCGGATTGAAGCTGGTTTAAACTTTCTGTTGACGCAAGACCGCCGATCTTTCCCTCAACATCGACTTTTAAAGCGTCAATCGCCGTGTTGATTTGATCCTGCGATAAGGTACCAGTTTGCAGAGCTTGCGCGATAGAAGCGTTAACCTGATCGTTGGTTAAAGCACCGTCACGAAGAGCTTCCATCTGCGAAAATAAATCTTTTCTTTCCTCGCTCGCTGTGCCTTTAAGAGACTCGGATTCACGGCGCAAGGCTTCGATTTGAGCCTCCAAATCTTCAATCGGAAGACCAGCAATATTATCTTTGAGAGCCTCTACGTTGGCTTCGATATTACCGACTAAGGTTTCTCTTTCGCCGCGCAAAGCCTGTATCTGAGCTGAACTTTCTGTCCGAATGTCGCTTTCAATAGAAACAAGATCGCCTCTAACCGCGTCAATTTCTTGCTGCACAGCCTCTGCTGCGCTTTTTTGAGAACCGGTAAGTGCAGCATCCCGAGCGTCAAGCTCTGTGTTAATCTGAGCCGTAGTATCGTTTAAGGAAGCGCCAAGCTCCCCAATTCTTGCGTTTATGTCTCCGATTAGAGAGCCTTGCTTGTCCTCCAAGCTGCCGACAGCAGTTGCTTGAGCTGCTTTTACGCGCTCTTCTTGAGCCGCCAAGTCAGTAGCAGTCTGTTCCATGTTCGCTTGAACCAAGTCGGATATGCGCTGCTGCTCTGTCGAGATGGTAGATCTTTCGTCAATGCCTTGCTGGCGTAAAGCTGCTGCATCGGTATCAACACCAGCTTGAAGTTCTTTGATTCGATCTTCGAGGGTTGCAGTCATATCTGACCGTTGAGATGACGCAGCATCAGAGGAGGTCGATATCTCTTCTCTTAAAAGTTTTTGAAGGTTATCGATTTCCGTCTGGCGAGCAGCAGAAGAGGCATCGCCTGCAATCTTTTGCTCTTCCATAATCTTGCCGTACTGGTCGGCAAGAAGCTCGTCTGTGGTAGGGCCTTCAATCTTGCGCATTTCTGGAGTAGCAGGAGCCTCTCTTGGGCCACGGTCATAGACCGGTTGCTGCATCAAGTAATCACTCAGCGATCCGTAAGGGGAAGCCGAACTTCCGTATTCATCTTGAGCGCGGCTTAAATCAGTTGGTTCTGCCATTTATATCACCATGCCTTGCAAGACCAGTATCGAGCCGTGAGTTTGTCCTTCGCCGTTGAGCACTTATGGCGAGCACGAAAACTGGCTCTTCGCTCTGGTATGTTTTTCTTAATTGTCATGTTTGGATCACCGAAACGAACCAGCTTAACTTGATCGCCTTGGCGAGCAAGAACCGCGAACTTCTTATTGCCGCCAGAAGTCCTTTTAGGTTTATTAAAGCCGGAAAAAGACTCGCCACGATATGATACGCGGCCAGACTCCGTTCTCTTAGCGTCCTTGGTTGTAGCCATTAGCCGTAGGTCTTCAAGACTTCAACAATAACGGTGTAGGTGTCTCCGCTGCTTGCGCCAATTGTTGTAAACTGCACGTCACCCGTCTTTCCGTCACCCGCATTATTGGGGATGCCTGAGAACTCGGAGTAGTCGTGATATCCGTTTGAATCGGGGCTAAGACCGATGATCAGCGTGTCGGCGGTTGCGTCATTTAAAAGCGACACCCCCATCCCTACACACTGCCACCAGATTTTGCCAACGGTGACTTCGGTGCAAGCCTTTCCCGCGCTGTTCGCAGCCATATCGCTAACGTCAATCTTGGTGACAGCCGCCTCACCAGAACCATCGCTGATATTGGTGAATTTAAGAATGGCTTTTCGCTCGCCGTCTTGAATTGTTTGGCTTGTTACTGCATCAGCCATTGTTATTCTCCTAAATTAATTGATTAAGCATCAGCGAAAGGAGTAATAATTGTTCCTGTACCTAGCAATAAAGTGTCATGAACTAAGTACAGCGCAGCGTCAATAGCAGTAATTTTAATAACACTGCCGACGAGTCCACCCTTAGTTGAGCCATTTAAGGTCATGACATCGTTAGCGACTGCAGGAATAAACGCTTTTTTAGCGCCATCATTTACAGCGACCATTGCCGCGCCAATAAACTTATCAGTGCCGTCAGTCAAAATGTCAAGATCGGTTGCTGCGGTTTCTACATAAAAGAAGAAAGAAGCACCTGTATTGTTTACTTGACTCGGAGCCGTTGGATCGTCAGGGGTAGTGACGTTAATAGTTGGCAGTTTAAACTTGCCGTCTGCGTCATTTAACAAAATAATTTTGCCTGCATGATCCGCTACAGTAAGAGAAGTGCCTGCGGCAAGGCTGACTGTGCTGTTTACGCCTGCGGTAATAAAACCAGCTAAGGATTTAACGGGTCCAGAAAAAGTAGTTTGTGCCATGGTATTAACCTCTTTACGAAAGGATTCGCCCCAGAGTCTTCGTAAACGTCTGCTGAGCCAGTCGCTGGGGCTTTTTTCTCAGTTGTTTGTCATTCTAGGGCAATCTTGTGACAAAAAAAAGGGCCTTTCGGCCCCTTTCTTTTTAGGCTCCTTGTGAGCCGTAAATGCCTCGCCAATCGGACCATCCGAAACTATAACGCTCACGCGCTTTGTATCTGATGTTTCCGGTTGAAAAGTCAGGTTCCATAGAAGTTTCCATCGCGGAGCGTTGGAACATCTTGAGACCTTCGCCTTGGTCTGTGACTGAAGTCAACAGGAAGAAGGCATCTGGGTCGTTCAGATAATGGTTAACAGTGTAACCACCTGGCAGAACTCCAGTGCTCTTAATCGCGTTGAGATCGTTGTCAGCAGTGCCAGATCGCTTGTCCGAATTCAAGATTCGGTCAGCAACGAATACCAACTGAGGAGGTACGACTAATTTAGTCGCCTGAACCGAAATGGTCAGTCCTCTGTCGTCGGTGTAAGTGCTAATATCGATCAAAGCGTCTTCCAACGAAGTTTCATTCAAATCAGCCATAGTCGCTGCTCGGTTAGCGGCAGTACCGCCGCCAGACAGAGGGTGAGCTGTGTTGATTAAAGAAACGCCATCGCCGCCAGTGTAGGTTCCGCTGAACGCATTGTTCAGCACATCAGCGCCTTTTACTTCCTTGGTGTTACCCATAGAACGCGCAAGTGCTTTGACATACCGCTTGCCTAAACTGTCATACAGATTATCTTCAACAGCTTCCTCTGTAAGTGCAAATGCCAGCGCAATTGTCTGATGGTTGTAACGTGCCGAGTACGACTCGCCAGCGTTATCAAAGACAACGCCTTGACCTTCAGTTTTAGTTGGGGCTGAACCGAAGCCGGTAATGAGAACTTCTTCCTCGAATGCACGCTGAGAATCTTCAATTGCGAAGACTTCCTCGTACTCTCGGTCGTAAGAGTCGTAGCTCATACCGAATAATGCGTTCAAGCCGGGTTCTAGCTCTTTTGCTAGTTGTGCTCTTGAAATAGCCATTTTTTACTCTCCTTTATGCTAACCCAGCGCCTTTAATGCCGAATACATGGTTTTCGATTACGACAAGCACGTTGG